CAATTCTGGGCCAATACTCACAACCATCGGAACTCATAGCGGGGTATATAACGCGAAATCAGCGGGCGAAAACGCTGCACGTCCATGGTGGAAGCGACAGTCTGGTGCTACAGATATAAGCATCTCCAATATCTCAGTCAAGTCCTACCCCAACGGCCAATGGACCCCAGACGTAGACTGGCAGTACGTCCCCGACCAGTCCAAGGGCGAGTGGACTCCTGACGTAGACTGGCAGTACATTGCGCCGTACGGCAAGACTGGCAGTACATTGCGCCGTACGGCAACAACGGTATCTGGACACCGGACACCAACTGGCAGTTTGTACCTGACAATTCCAGGCACTACCCGATTGATGACGTATCTGGCGATGGCGTAATCCGCGACACCATCAACGGTGAAGATGGTCAGATACAGAACTACGATGCCAACCAGTGGATATTGCGAGGTGTGCGGGTTGTAGATGGCGGTGCCATTGACCACTACGCAGAGGGCTTCGCTGTGGACTCTGGCGGGCGTCTGGTGGTCACAACCACCGACCCCATTGACCACTACCACCAAGGTCTCGGATTCTCCGTAGAGGGCCGTCTGTGCGTCATCATGGAAGGCACCATTGACCACTGGGGTTCTGGTTCAGCGCCCTTTGATGCTACCGGCAGACTGGTGATGACAGAGCAGCAGCCAGAGGATTACATTGGCGGCGTGGGATACAACGCAGGAAGGGTCTACGTCATAATGATGTAGCACCATAACCGCCCGAAAGGGTAAACACAGCCCCGCAGAGGGCAGGAGTAAACAATGCAAGAGGCAATGCACGACATAACTGACATGGCATTCAATAACAGCCGCTACCACGGCGATGAATTCCTGTTGGTCCGCTTTTTCCTTCATGCTCGCCAGAACAAGGCGAAGTCGAGGGAGTTTGGCCGCCCGTTTTTCGAGGATGTTCCCTATATCGAAATCATGCAGCCTGGTAACAAGGATTCCATTGTGAAGCGCCCTGCCACCGAGCAGGACAAGCACCGTTTCGCGGAGCATTGGAAGAAGTATCAGGCCCGTGAGGACGGTGAGCATGTTGAGGGAACCCTCCTGACTGAGTGGCCGGGTATCAGCCGCGCCCAGTGTGAGGACTTGAAGTACCTGAACATTCGCACGGTGGAGCAGTTGGCGAACGTCAACGACAGCAATGCCCAGAACGTCATGGGAATCCAGATGCTGAAGCAGAAGGCTATCCAGTACCTTGATGCGTCAAAGGACGAGGCGACGGCAGAAGCCCTTGCAGCGGCCAACAAGCGCATTGATGACTTGGTTTCCCTGCTGGACAGTAAGTCTGACTTGGAGTCTGTTGACGAAGATGAACAGAAACCGAAACGCAAGCGCCGCACCAAGGCCGAGATGGCCGAGGCGGCGGAGCTTTCTCAGGAGTAATGTATGGCCCGCACAAGCTCTGCCAACGACATCATCAACCGTGTTGCGGTTGAGGTAGGTATAGCCACAACTAACGACCCTGTATCGTCCCCCGACGAGGCTTTCGTCCAACTCACTGGGCTGATTAACGCTGCGGGGCAGGAGTTAGTTGAGCTACACCCTTGGCAGGTACTTACGCGGGTCTTTTCTCTGACCACCCAGAGTTCGGACAGCGGCACCTACGACCTGCCCGAGGACTTCAATTCCATGATTGACCAGACGGGCTGGGATAAAACCAACCGTGTGGCAATCGGCGGGCCGTTGTCGGCGCAGGACTGGAGTTATCTGGATGGTCGCGACCTTGTGTCACAGTCCATCTACGCCAGCTTCAGGCTGGTGGACGGTAAGTTCGACCTGTATCCGCAACCGCCGCCAGATGGGCTGGAGATTCGTTTTGAGTACCTGTCTCGCAACTGGGTGGAGGAGTCTGGTACGCAGATACGAAAGGATTTAGTGACCTCTGGCAGCGATACTGTCCTGCTGGACCCGCTGCTGATGATAAAGTTCCTCAAGGTCAAGTTCCTACAAGCCAAGGGCTTTGATTACGCGCCCGCGTCTGTCGAACTGGACAATGTGTTCAATTCTCGCACGGGAAAGGATGTTGGTGCGCCAATCCTGTCGGCCAGCAGTAATAGTCGTGGATTTCCGTACCTTCACCCCTATTACAATACGGGTGACACCGGCTATGGTGCCCACAGGCGGTATTAACGCCCTGTCCTCGCTCATGGGTATGCCGCCACAGGACTGTCTGTACTGCCACAACCTGATGCCGTCAGAGTACGGTATGCGCCTGCGTAAGGGCTTCAAGGAGTGGGGCCGCGGCGTGGCTGGCGATAAGCCCATCAACACGATAATCCCGTTTGAGGGGCAGGTAGCAGACGCCTCCAAGGACCGCCTGTGGGCGGTCACAGAGGACGGCATCTGGAACTTCACTGTGCCAGACCAGATAACACCCTCACAGGATGTGGTGTTCCCAGACCAGAGTGAAGGTTCTGGTTTTGGCGTGTCAGTTGAATTCACCCGCGATAACGGGGACCGCTACCTCTACTACGCTGACGGCAGAAACGGCATCCATGAGTATTCAGAGGATACCGATACGTGGTCTGTGCCGACGTTCACTGGAGACATGGTGGAGGCTGATGTCGCCTTCGTCATGGCGTGGAAGAACCGCATGTGGATGGTCGAGGAGAACTCGGGCGTTGCATGGTACACCGACGTAAACAGTCAGGCAGGGCAGGTAACGAAGTTCGTGTTCGGCTCCAAGTTTGAGCATGGCGGTGAGGTTAAGGCGCTGTACAACTGGACCGTGGACGGCGGTAACGGCATAGACGACATGCTGGTCGTCATTGGGCGCGGCGGCGATGTGCTGATTTACCAAGGTCTTGACCCAGACCTGCAAAGTAGCGACCCCAACACCCTGTCCTTAGTGGGTAGCTACTTCATCGGTGAGGTGCCTGAGACGCGGCGCATCGGCGTGGAATATGGAGGCGAGCTTTACCTGCTGTCCACCTACGGTATCACCAGTGTCCGAGACCTGCTTCAGGGCGTGGACCCGTCAACACGCCCTCAAAATCAGCCGCCTCATCCGCGACTCCATCGTGGCGGGAAAGGATGAGCGCAACTGGTCGCTGCGCATCCACCCCACAGACGGCTTCATGCAGGTTACGTTTCCCTACGATGAGCCTGCCCAGGCTAAACAGTTGCAGCAGAACCTGCTGACACAGGCGTGGGGTATCTGGCGCGGCGTTCCCGTGAACAGCGCGGAAACGTGGAACGACAAATACTTCATGGGCGACAAAAACGGCGTGGTCTGGCTTTATGACGGCGCGCTGGACGGGGTGACCAACAACAAACCCTCGGTCTGGACTGATACGGTCAGTTCGGTGGGTGACGGATGGTCGCAGCCCAGCGCCTTTAAGTACCAGTGTGACGGCACACAGGCTGCTGAGAGCATTTATGCCATCGTGGCTACAGAGGACGTCGAGGCGGGGACCATTTATCAGGTCACCTACTCCGTCCAGAACTCCAACGGCGGAAAGCACGCCATGCGGTTCGGCGCGGGTACGAGCAACTTCAATACAGGCAATGGCACCTTCATCACCACGCTCATCGGCGCAGGCAGCGGCAATATCGCCTCGCTGGTGGCGGACCCCGACTTCGACGGCCTGATTACCGGCGTCAGCTTGCAGATTCAAGGCAGTCAGGGGACGCCTATCGATTACGACCTGCTGACCAGCTTTCAGGCACCAAACGGCGACCACGCCAACTACAAGCGGGTGGGTTTTGTTCGCTCTATAGGCGTGGGTTCGGGCCTTGGTGCGCTCAACGTCGGCGTTATCTACGACTACAACATTCAGGACGAGATTGCCGCCCCGCAGCAGCCGCAAGTCTCTGGCGGGAACCTGTGGGACAACCCAGATGCACTGTGGGACTTGGCCACTTGGGATTTTGCCGTAAAGGGCATCAGTATCCCGTTTGGTGTGGACGGTCTCGGGCGCACCGTGGCGATAGCCATACGCGGTTCTGCCAGCACCCGTGTGAACCTTATCGGGTTCGACGTGACCTACACGCAGGGTAATTTCCTGTGACGGTTGAATTTAAGCGGCTGAGTAGCGACCCCGAGTGGTATTGGGTTAAGTCCCGCACGGGGGTGATTCAGTGTGAGGATACGCAGGGTATCGTGGCTTACAAGGACACTGAAATTGTGGCT